TGATTTAACAGTTTTGTTCTATGAAAATCATTAGACAAAGACCTTTGAAAATGATAATTAAGATTTTCAGTGGGAGCAATCTTTCTTATCTGAGGCAAAGCCCAACGAGTAAAGTTTGAATCCTCATCATTTTCTAATATGATAACTTTACAATCAAAAGTTTTAAGTAAGAATGATGTAGATAGAATGATATTTCTCAATCTATCACCAGACTCAATACGTAATGGAATAATAAAGGTTACGTTACTAAGATCAATCATAATTTTATCCACTCTTCTGGCAATAAATCTTTAGTGTCATTTTGTTCACTTAAAGGAGGACCAAACCATTGCTTTGGTGCTATGACTTTTTTACTATCAGACAACCATGCACCCCACCAACTAAAAGAACTATTAGCAATAATATGATATTGACATAGAGTCATGAGACACATATCAAATACATTACTATTACCTTGAGATACATAAAACCTATCTGATTCAAATAAGTTTTGTTCTAATACCCATTTAGGATCATCAGAAAATATAATTACGGGAATTGAGCAACTATCATAGACTAATGGTATTTGAGATAAAGCCTCCTCATAATACTCTAGAGTTTGACAAGGATGCCAAGGTTGATTGACATAATCACCTCTGCGAATATGAAGTGATATGACTTCTTCACTACCAACTTGTTCTCTATATTCTTTTGCTGGAGTTAATATAGATTCTTTAAAAGTAAAATCATCTTTGACTTCTTTTTCAAATTCTTTAAAATACTTTTCAGTTTGGAAATAACCAAAGATATCTACATTGTCAGGACAGTTTTTATATAAACCTGAATTGAAATGAAAATGTCCTTCATCAAGTCTTTTACCAACTTCATTTATTCTCACGTTATCTCTAGAAAGAGATGCCAACTCAAAAGCCTCCAAGAGTTGATGATCGTGATACGGATCATTAAACTCACTTGGAGGTAGTGTATAATCATATCCATGCTTCATTGCTATGGACTTTAAAGTTGCATATTGGAACATCTGGTTAGCAAGTCTACCATGATGTCCCAACATGTTCATACTTATTGGCATTGTTTTACTTGCTCCTCAATCCAAGTATATGTTTTACGGATTCCCTCTTCGAGAGTTTGTGTGTAATTCCACCCAAGTTTTTCTTTGATTAGATCATTGTTTGAATTACGTCCTCTAACACCCTGTGGTGCTTGAAGATTATGTCTTCTTGACACTGCTTTACCTGCTACCTTAGAAGTGATCTTGACTAGATCAATAATAGAGACCATCTCCTCTGAACCAATGTTCACTGGTCCCATGAAGTCTGAGTCCATCAATCTTCTAGTTGCTTCTAGGCATTCATCAATATACAAGAATGATCTAGTTTGTTCTCCATCTCCCCAGACTTCTATTCCACCACCAACATCTGGTAGTTGTGCTACTTTTCTACAAATAGCAGCAGGTGCTTTCTCTCTTCCACCATCCCATGTTCCTTTTGGTCCGAAGATATTGTGATAACGGGCAACCCTAACAGGAATACCATGATTACGATTGTAAGCCAAGTACAATCTCTCTGAAAAAAGTTTCTCCCACCCATATTCGGAATCTGGTGCAGCTGGGTATGCGGAATCTTCACGGCAATTAGGATCGTCTTTATCTACTTGATTGTGTTCTGGATACATGCAAGCAGAACCAGAATAGAATATCTTAGTATAATTAGCAGGTTCTTTATACTTAGGATATATCTCGTTAAATTGCTTCTGTGCTTCCAAAACATTTAGATTTATGGTAGCAGAATTATGCATGATGTCTGCATCATTCTCACCAGTGAATACAAATCCTGCACCACCCATGTCAGCAGCAAACTGATAGATCTCATCAAAAGGATACTGATACTTTCCAGTATCTGTTGAATAGAAATTACCACCATCATTTTCACCATACCCATCGAATCTAATTACCTTTTGAACAAAGTTCCAGTTTCTTAGATCACCAAGAATAAATTCATGAGCCGATGTAATAGTGTATTCTGGATTCTTAATGTCCACTCCTCTTACCCAATATCCTTCAGATACTAGGCGTTCTACCATATGACTTCCAATGAAACCACCTGCACCCAATACAAGCGCAGTCTTTTTATATTGACTCATAATTAATAATTGTCTTTAGTTATAATACAGAAAAAAATAGTTTATGTCAATGCTTTATGCGTATTCTTGGAACCATGCCCAAAGTTTATTTACCTTGTCAGCAATATCTCCATCAACCTCACCATGATTACAATTATCATGAGCTTTTTCTTCTAATGCTTGCAATCTTTTCTCCACTTCAACGTCATACTTTGACATTGCTGCACCACTTGAAGATACAGATGCTTTTCCTTTAGCCATGATTAATTTACTAACTCTGCAGTTATTTATCAATCAAAGATAGCATGTTTAGATGTACCAGCATTATCATTAGATATGTTTCCTATACCAGTCTCTTCGGTTTCCTCTAAAGTATATTCCCAATCTTCTATCACGGTATTAGAAAGCATTCTATCAGACAGAAGATCCATCTGCTCTCTTGCTATCTCTTCAGTCTCTGCATCAAACCAGAAGTCTATTGCTTTACCAATCCTCAACAAATGTGGTTGAAGTTTGGGAGCAATTCTTTGAACATTATTCATCACTGCATTACCAGCAGCATCAGATACAGATCCTCTAAGTCTGACATGTACAAGTGCTTTAAATCTCATTACCTTACCTTTGGTTTCTCATACTCTATTACAAGTTTAGTATATTGTCTACCAGAACTATCATAACAATCATAGGAGGTATACTCACCATCTGCTATGTCACCCATCAACTTCTTATCTAAACCTGCTAAGTCAATACAGTTCACAACTGCTGCTTTAACTGATTCAATACCAGTAGGATAATCAGGTGTCCACTCACCTATATGGTCAGTGGACTTAGCATTCTCTAATGCCTTGTTTATATCAATACTAAATTCATCACTCATAACTTCTTGCTTCGTCTTTAGTGTAGCAAGGAACACCAGCAGGATCTAACCATTTGGTGTACTCAAAGTCTTCCATAGCTTGAGTGAGTTGCATTCCATTATCACAGAGATACATATCCTTCCATCTAGGAGAATAGGAATCCATCTTCTGGATACGGAAATCTGGTTTACCGTTTTCTAAAGTACCGTTCTCAACATAACGATAAGGGAATCTTTCAAGGAGAATGTTCATTAGGCTTCAACCGATTGGAGGTCTTCTTTGATTACATTCATTAGTATATCATAGTCCTCTAGGGGTTCACCAGTAAATTCTATATTTTCTTCACGTTCGTAATATTTTTTAACTTTCTTGTATAACTTCGGGTTTTTCACATCAAGAAATAATTCTTTGTTGGCAGCAGCACGTAGAGTGCCTATGTCTTTCTTGAACTTAGATGTCAGAGTCATTGGTCTGATATGTGTACAGGATTATTATAATGGGAAATCCTAAAAAAGTCAAGCTTGTCTTGATAACTTACTTAACGCAGGAGATAAATCATTCTCAACTATTCTAACAACTCTCTCTGACACTTGATCTATAATATTCACATCCAAACCAGCAAACGGTGGAATGATACCAAGTATACGAAGCAATCCATCAAGAAATAATGCAAGTGCAGTGAATCCAAGAATCATACTAATGATAGTTGCTTCACGGTTATGCTTCTCCATTGAAAGACGATCAATTTCCTTTGCCTCTTCAACAGCAGCAGCAACCATTGCATCCACTTCTTCTTTTGTATAGCAGATGCTTTTTATTTTTTCTTCGGTCATTGGTCTTGTTGGTGTTAAAGTCATCGAACTTCAAAGTCTAATTTGCGGATTTTTCTTTTACGTCTTTGCTCTTGCCATTCAAGATCTTGAGCAGTAAGACTTTCTTTTTGTGTTGTGTTAATATTTGAATTTAACATAATAACTCTAGTCAAATCAACTGCTGTTACTTTATCTCCTATAACGGTTGTCATATTGGGACATCCACATGATTTTGTTTGTGTTGGATGTCCCTGTATTTCAATATTACACTCTTTACATTTTACTAATAACATCTTCCCAATCTTTATCGAATTGAACTAGTCCAGCATCTGTAAGCACATGTTTGTACATTTTATCAAATACTGTTGGTGGCATAGTAACAATGTGTGAACCATATTCAAATGCTCTACCTACATCTCTAACGTTTCTCAATGAAGCAGCTAAGACCTTAGTAGATTCCCAACCTTGCTTCTCATATATATTACAAATTTCTCTTACGAGACACAGACCACCGAATGAATTATCATCCACTCTACCAACAAAAGGTGAAACATAAGTAGCACCTGCTTTAGCAGAAAGTATTGCTTGAGATGCAGAGAAAATAAGTGTTACATTTACTCTTATTTTCTCCTCTGAGAGAACTCTACAAGCACCTAGTCCTGCTGGTGTGCATGGAACTTTTATTGTAGCAACCTTACCAAATTTCTTGTGTAATCTTTTACCCTCAGAAATCATATTTAATTTATCACCAACCACCTCCATACTGATATCTTTGATACCAATATCTTTTATTTCTTGATAAACTTCTTCAACATTTCTACCACTCTTACGAATGAGAGTTGGATTAGTTGTTACACCATCAACAAGTCCAGTATTAGAAGTTTTAGAAATTGCTTCACAGTCGGCAGTGTCAATAAAAATTTTCATGTTTTGTTTTTTGTGTCTATTATATAGTATTATTTGAAAATATCAACTGATATTATTTCCAAATCATCTTCATCCTCTAACTCAATCCAGTCTTCAAACTCTGCATATATTGCCATCTTATCACCAACCAGTTCGGTTTCCGCTATCTTATCCACAGCCCATTCTCTAGCATGAGCAACTACGTCTTCAGTCGTCTTCGATTCCATAATAGTCTTTTCTGAAATACCTTGAGAGTATGTTGCTATTGTAGTACTTTGGGGTTCCGTCGTCAAGTTTTTCGGTAAGGACTCCGTTAACAAAGAGTTGTTTTGTTTCTTCAAAGTTGGTTTTACCTTTGCTACCATGTAAAGATAGGATAGTTCGACTAAAATTTTCTCTGCCCAACCGCAAAATTTCTTCTTTAAGTTCTGGACAAGACCCATAATACTTCTTCCAATCTGATTCAGATTTTACTTTACGTTTTTTGCCTTTTGGAGTTCTAAATTGCCAAAAATATTTTCTACCGATATACTCACGTTTGGTATGAGGACAACTAATGTTATAAACAAACCCAAAAGCCTCCCCAATATCGCTAGTCCCAAAAGCTTTCCCATTATAGATCCACGGATTTTCATAGTCAATAGGCATACTCATCAAGGACATCTAACGCATTATTTAGAATACGTTGAGCTGCACCTCTTTGTCTTTCATCCCATTCAGGATACCAAGAATGTTCTTCTAAACCTTTCTTTATGCTTTCAAGACGTGCAGTCATATCAATTTTTTTAAGTCTACCGTTCATTATTTTATTAGTAGTTTTTATATTTTATATAAGAACTACAGTTTGAAACCACTAAATGTGTCCTTTTTAACATCTTGTTTGATTCCCCCCACAATATAAGACTCAACTTCTGTCTCTTGTGGTGCTACCTGCAGACCCTTAGAACTAATCCAATGCTCTGTCCAAGGTAATGGATTGTTACGTGCTGGAACATCATATTGTGGTTTCAATCCAATAGATCTCAATCTACGGTTTGCAACCCACTCAACATATTTTTGTAATAACTTATCATTAAGACCAATCATACTACCGTCTTTGAACAAATAATCTGCCCATTTCTTCTCTTCATTTACACAGTGATCAAACATTTGATATGTCCACTCTTCTTCCTCTTTCATTATCTGAACCATCTCTGGATCATCACCCTTTCTCCAATTGTTTAATATGTTTTGAGTTATTGCGAGGTGTTGATTCTCATCTCTTGCAATGAGGGATATAATTTTGGCTGACCCTTCCATAAGCTTAAGTTCACCAAAAGCAAAACTACAAGCGAAACTGACATAAAAACGAATACCTTCAAGGATGTTGACATTTGCTACTGCCCGATAGAGTTTACGTTTTACCTCCTTCATTTCTAAGACAGGTAAGGATGTGTTTAAAGACTTATCCATGTCTTTCCATAAGTTACTTTGACCCCATCCCTGTGCTTCATTGATAAA